GTCAGCCGATCACAATCGGCACCATCGAATGTGCTCAGGTGGTGAATGACGTTACTGAACAGGCTATGGTGGCGCGGGTTGAGGCGCCGCCACAGCAGGAACAGGACGTGCAAGAAAACTTGCCTGTGGTTGAGGGGCCTTCCAGTGTCTACCGCGTCTGCCAAGATGTGGTCGAGGTGGCCCGCCATAGGAGGTTACCGCACAACAATCGTGACTATGTTGGTTCCGTGGTGAGCGAGATCAAGAACCGACTAGGGTGCCCTGCTGCTAATGCGGCCAATTTATTGGTTGTGCGCCGCATGGGTAACAACATCATGATGAAGCACGGTGTACGTCCCTCACACATCCGCAATGCCATTGAGTTGGTTGTCGCTGGTGTGTTTGTTCCGGATGAGAATGACTTGCTAGGCGCTAAGGTCCTGGCGTCAGTCAGCGTTAGCTCACTTCGAGCTGAGGTTGCCGATGCTGGACCCAAGAACGCATGGAAGGAGTTGTTTGCAAAGGTCTTCAACCCGTTTGCTCGCCGCGGCGCTAGTCGCGTGCGGGCCGGCGTGTGAGGGGGCCTTGGCGTGGTTGACGGTGTGAGTCACTCTACACATCTGAGTGACCCCAGACTGCACGTCAACCGACACGCTAAGGAGACAGTCAAAGCCCGTAGGTTATACTCCATCTCGGAGTTGTCTGGTAACCTCGACCTGGGCGTCAACAATGCAGACATCAGCACATTGGAGTGCGCCTTACTGACACGAATGTATTATTGCAAAGTGGGCAGTGAGTACGTAGCTCCGCCTCCCGTGGACAAGGGTCTGTTCGCGGAGCGGTTGACTGAGTTCAAAACAGCGTTATTGGATAACATGCGAGAAACCACCAAGTTTTCCTTCAATCAAGTATTGGAGACGTACTCTGGTCGTCGACGCACGATATATGAAAACGCGATGCGAAAGTTAACCCAGATCGGTTTGAGTAGAAACGACGCACGCTCCATCATCTTTGTTAAGATGGAGCTAGTCAACCCTGAGAAAGCGCCGCGTTGCATCCAACCTCGTGATCCAGCTTACAATCTATCGTTTGGTCGGTACATTAAGGCTGTTGAGCACAAGTTGTATGATGCGATTCGTCGTGTGTACGGGGATGGTCCCACAGTGATGAAGGGCTTTAATGTTGATGAAATAGGAAACATTGCTCGTGGGAAATGGCGTAGTTTCAAGGACCCGGTGGCTATAGGATTGGATGCCACCAAATTTGACATGCACGTGTCGCCTGCCGCTCTAGCTTGGGAGCACAGTATATACACTTCGATCTTCCCTCGGGATAAGTTCTTGAAGAAATTACTGCGATGGCAAATGAACAATCGAGGTGCTGGGTACTGTGGAGATGGAAGTCTCAAGTACTCGGTCACCGGCAAGCGGTTCAGTGGCGACATGAACACCGGCTTAGGCAATTGCCTTTTGATGTGTGCTATGATTTATGCATACGCACGTAGTCGTGGAGTTAATGTCAAGTTACTCAACAACGGTGATGACTGTGTCGTGATTATGGAAAAATGCGACATGGAAAAGTTCAACGAAGGATTGGAC